GATGCTAATCCTTTAACTTCTGCAGGATTAACATGAAGTAACATAGAATCGCCAAAACGACCTTGTGCTGCTACATTTTTGGTTTGTTGTTTTATATCCATCTATCTATCTTCCTCTTTGGTTTCACAGCCAAACATATTAAAACTCATGTCAACTGCACTTGTATAAACTTTTACTACATCTGTTTGATTTAAGGTTATGCCTAAAACAATAGCAAAAGAATCATTTGCTGCTACTGATTTATCATAAAAAAGAAACTGCTTATCATCAGCAGTTGCACCAGCAACATGAACACTTAATCTAAATGTTATTGCTGATCCTGTTCTATTTGCTGCAACTATTGAACTTACTGTTGTTTGTGTCATATCAGGACAGGTATAAAGTGTAGTAGTTGTAGTTGCTGCTGGGTCTACTTGACCTAAAACTTTTAAATTATCAGCCATGTTTCATTCCCATTAATAAAAATTGTTGTCTCTTTATAGCTTTGCTTGATACAACATCTTGCAATCTACTTAATCTACTAACTTCAGTAGCTAAATCCTGTATAGCTTGTTCTGTAATTCTTCTTGATACTGTTTCTTCTGTAGCATCATATTCTTGTCTAGGTATTGGTAATACTATAGTTTTAGGATGTGCCATTATCTTTTACCATCTGGTCTTATATCTAATCTTACATCACCTAATCGCCAACCATAATCATTTGATGAATTAGATACTCTTATTGCACATTGTCTGCTTCTAGCTCTAGTATTAGTAAATGTAGAAGCTGGAGTGACTGAAACAGTTGATAATGTTGATAAATCTTCTAAAGGATAGTTTCTACCTTTTATAGTAATAGTTACATCATCAGTTGTTGATTGCTGATCTCTAAACTGTACATCAGGTATTATACTATTAACTGCTATAAATTTTTCTCCATCTGGGTCTAAATCAAAATCACTTGATTCTATAAATGCAGTAAAATCAGCACCATCATCACCATGACCTATTTCATGTCTATAAATATAATTACTATTGCTTGTGCTACTATTTTTACTTGCAGCTATAGGGTTAGTTAATATTAATGCTTGATCCCAAGCTGTTCTTACAAAATTATCTGATGTTGTACCAATAGACCAAACTTGCTCTAAATAATTATATAAAACATATCTATCTACTTCTGAACTATTTTTTGAAGGATAAAACCACATAATTTCATTAGCACTATCATTTACAGCACCAAATATTTTAAACGCTTGTCCTTGATTAAGGTCACTTAAAACATAATCTAAAACTGTGCATGGTAATCTTTGTGCAGAACCTGAGTAAACATAGAATCCACCATTATCCATAAAGTAAACACTATTATTTGCACTAACTGCTGCATTTGGAGATATTAAAGAAGGACCATGTGCAACTTCATTAAAAGAAAAAACAAATGGTGCTCCTACAAATCTCATAGAGATAATACCTGCATCTGTCCAGATAAGTATTTCTTGTCTTGTTTGTAATGCTCCTATAATAATAGAACCCATAGAAAGTTGCACACCACCAGCTTGATTAGTTGCAGTTGGTGTCCAGTCAGTAATACTTTCTGTATCTGAAAATCTTACTAATAAAGGGTCTAAAGTTGATGATCCTACTGGATTACATCCAAAAGTTATAACATGACGATCTACATCAGATACCATTGTTTGTAAAGCTACTGTTGGAACATCGCTTGCTCCACTTAAAGATGTAGCATTTACAGCTCTAGTGCTTGTTCCTGATGATTCATCCCAATAAAATATACCGCCTGCTCTTGGATTTAAAACTGTATCATCTCCAAAATTATCTATAGACCACAATCTAAGCTGATTAGTAAATGATAAAGATGTTGATGATCCCCATGTTCCTGCTCCCCATGTTCCTGCTCCCCAACCTGTAGATTGCACATATGAATCTAAACCAGAATTAAGTTGATATACAGCATCTGCTGCAGAACCACCATTACCAGTATCACTAGAATTTGCAGTAGCAGTTGCAGTAAATGTAAAAGTATTAGCATTTGGAACAGTATCTATTTGATATTCTTGATTTAAAACTGCAGCAGTAATATTACCACCTAAACTTACAGCTTCACTTATAGTAACAAAATCACCTGTTACAGCTCCATGACTGCTATCAGTTGCAGTTATTGTTGTAGAGCCATTAGTAGCTGCAAAAGTAATACCATTTGTTGTTGTAGCTCTTATAGGAGTTACATCAGCATATTGATTACCTTCTAATACATAAAATTTTTGATGTGTTCCAAGAGTAATATAATTAGAACCATCTGCAGCTTTATAGGTATGTATCTTTCTTGATGTGCCAATAAAACTATCAGTACTTTGTTTTTGCCAACCACCTATTCTTTCAGGTCTACCTTTACGAAATCTAACTTTATCTGCATCAAACCAGCCACCTTCATTACTATAGTTGGTGCCTTCTTTATTTATTCCTGGTCTAAATACATACTTTCTTAATGGCATATTTAAACCTCATGCCATTCTTTACCTTCAAATAGTAAAGATTCTGCTAATCTTCTTCGCTCTAAACCTGGCAAAACTACTTTCTCTCCATTAACTCTTGCCTTATTCCATTTACGCATTTGATGTGGAACTTCATCTTTTTTATTTTCGTTTAAAACTCTTAACATAGTGCTACTATTTAGGTTTGTAGGACCTAAGTTATAAGTCCAAGCTACTAAAGCATCAAATTCATTTTGTTCTAATGGCACAGTTACAGCACTATTTACATAAGCACCATAAACTGGTAATTCTTCTTCTAGCCATTTTTCTGCTTGTTCTTGTGTGCAAGTATCTCCTTCTTTTACATCTTTAGTTCGACCAAATGCTATGGTCCATTTTCCTGCACTACATTTATAAGCTTCAAGCTCACAACCTTCAAATTTTTTAATAAGCTGTTTGCCTTCTTCTGATATTTCCATTTTACTCTCCTTTATCGCTTGTGTGAGATGCTCCAAAATAGAATGAAATAATCGCACTTGCTAATCCCCCTAAATATCCTAATACTAGATTTATAAGAGCTTCGCTATTTTGTTCTGGTGGCTGTAGTGTTACTAAAAAAATATAACCTAAAAATCCACCAATAGTAAATAAACCTATAATTCTTGCTGTCCAATCTTTGCTAAACATACCTCTAGCGTGTTGTTTATCTTGTGTTTCTAACTTAAATATATCTACATCTAACTCTTTCATTTGAACTTCAAATTCTTGTTCAGCTTTTTTAAGTTCCATCATTTGTTCTGGTGTAGCACTTTGTAAAGCTTGCTGTATAGATTTTTGATCATTTGATACGCCTAATACTTCTGCTATCTTACCCATAGCCATGCCACCTAAAGGACCACTTAAAGCAGTTCCTATTGTTGGTGCTACTGTACTAACTAAATTTTTTAATATCCCTTTCATAATACTTTCCTACCTTAATGTATATATAGCTAATTTATGTTTTTTGCCTTTTACAGATATTGGTTTTAGTAATTTTAACTTAAAACTACAATGTTTTTTAGTGTTATGACCTATGATTAAATCAACACCTACATCTTTGGTAGCACTTTCAAGTCTAGCTGCTGTATTTACAGCGTCACCTATTGCACTATAATCAAAGCGTGTATCACTTCCCATATTACCTATTATCGCTTCTCCTGAGTTTACCCCTATACCTATGTCTATTCCTAGATTGGCTTGCTCCATATCTGCCTGTATTTTCTGTGCTGCTAATATGGCTTTATTCTCATGCTCTTTTAAATCTATAGGTGCATTAAATATAGCCATCATCGCATCACCTATATACTTATCTACCATACCACCATACTCTTTTACTGCATTAGCTTGTATAGTTAAAGCTCTGTTCATAATATGAGTAACTTCTTCTGGCTCTAGTTTTTCTGATAAAGATGTAAAACCACGAACATCTGTAAATAAAAAAGTGCAATACTTTCTTTCACCACCTAGTTTTAATAAGTCAGGATTATCTTGTAATTGTTTTACTTGTCTAGGATCAAGATAATGCTCAAACTGTTTTTTAATTTCTTGTCTAAGCTTATATTGTTCTCTAAATCGTAAGTAAAAAGCTATAGAAGCAGTTATAAATTGTGATATTAAAGTCCAACTAACATCTACAAGTATTCCACGCTGTATTAAATAGTATCCAGAAAATATTGTTAATAAAAATAATAGACTGGTAAATGTTATTCCTAGCGTTATTCCAAAAATATTTATTAAAAACCAGACAAATGTTACTGTTATCACTAGAATTAA